ATCAAGTTAACCAGATCCTGGCAGAACTCGACAAAGGGACAATAGATATAAGCCACAGCGAACAAGGTTAACCGTTAACGCTGCCAATGCGAGAGCGGACACCGTTAACGCTGCAACACCGAGAGCGAGAGCAACCTGGAACGGGAGGCAGTTAGGACGTTGAACTTTTGAAAGTGGAAGGTGGGGAGCGATATAAACACCAAAATAATTTTTAGCAATTTTCAGCTATATCTTTTTTTTATGATAAATTCCAACACAATAGATATTTTCTATAATAAAGTTAGTATTATTAAATATTTTATATTTACATTTGCACTTTAACTTTACTAATAATAGTAAGGGGATATTCCTATTGAGTAAATTGGTCTTTTTAAAATTTTTTTTTATAAATTTACACCAAATATTTTTTTATGTTAGATGGATTAAGTCCTTTACAGATATTACAAGCTAGGTTAATGGGAGATAGTTTGGCATTTACCAAGTATTTCTTTCAGAAGCGGTTTAATAGGAGTTTTGTTGTAAATAGTCATCACGAGATTATTTGCAAGGCTATGGATAGGATATTGCGTGGAGAGTTAAAAAGGGTTTGTATAAGTATAGCTCCGAGATATGGTAAGACTGAATTGGCTGTTAAGAATTTTATCGCTTTGGGATTGGCACATAATCCAAGTAGTAAATTTATTCATTTGAGTTATAGTGGAAGTTTAGCGGAGGACAATAGTGAGAGTGTAAGGGATTTTATTGATAGTGAGGATTATAGTGGTATTTTCCCTTATGTGCAATTGAGTAAGAGTAGTGCTAGTAAGAGTAAGTGGGCAACTACTGCGGGTGGTGGTGTTTACGCTACTGCTACTGGAGGGCAGATAACTGGATTTGGGGCTGGGGAGGTTGATAGGGATATTTTGGGTGCGATGCCTGATGAGAAGAAAAATAGCTTTGCGGGAGCAATTATTATTGATGATGCGTTAAAGCCAGACGATGCGCTTAGTGATTTGAAAAGGCAGAGGGTAAATGAAAGGTTTGAGAACACTATAAGGTCGAGAACCAATAGTAGGGATACTCCAATTATTGTAATTGGTCAAAGGTTGCACTCTAATGATTTGATTGGGTATTTAAAGGAAACTGAGGAGGATAGGTGGGAATTTATAGATATACCTTGCATTACTGTTGATGAGTTTGGGAATGAACACGCTTTGTGGGAATTTAAGCAGACGTTGGCTGAATTGAACAATATTCGGCAAATTGACGAGAATGTATTTGAAACGCAGTACCAGCAGAACCCTCAAGACTTAAAAGGGAAGTTATTGCCGTTACAGAGCTTAAAGTTTTGGAATTTAGCTAATATTCCATTTGAGAGTATAGTTTGGAAGTTTGCAGTAGGCGATCCAGCGAATGTGGGTGGAGATTATTACTCGATACCATTTATGCACGTTGCGATAATAGAGGGAAAGCTATTATGTTTTGTAAAAGCGATAGTGCATAGCAAGGAGGGTATTGAGGTTGTTAATGATAGGATGATTGATAAAACTAGGGAGCATTTCATTGAGGAGGTGTTTTTAGAGGTTAATGGCATAGGTCTAGCTGCATACTCACTTTTAAAAAGAGATTTATCAAATACAACCCTTGTTAAGCCTTTTAACGTAACAATACCTAAAGAAGCAAGAATATTATCAAATAGTGAGTTTATTAAAAATCATTTTGTATTTGATGAACGATACAAAGAAGATTCTGAATATTCTCGTTTTATAAATCACGTTACAAGTTACGATAGAGAAAGTTCAAATTCTCACAAAAAAGATGCAATAGATAGTTTAGCAAGTGCAGCAAATATCCTAAAGATTAAATATAGAAATTTACTGTATGGTAATTAATGCTAATGCTTTTTGATATGCTTCGTGCGCTTCTATTTCTGTGTTAAAAGTTCCAAGATGTATTCTTTTGAATTTAATTCCAATTCTTGCTTGCCATTTACATTTTGATTTGCTCCAATTAACTCCAATATATTTGCTTGTACCAATTGTTTTTTTACGATGTGTATTTTCTCTTGAAGAAACAATATTTAGATTTTCAACTCGATTATCGTTTTTAATAGAGTTGATGTGGTCAATTACTAATTTTTGACCATTAGGCTTATGATTTAAAAATGATTCAGCTACAAGTTGATGAACTTTCCTCATTTTTTTAATTTTGTTCTCATCAGTTAAAGAAACAACAATGTAACCATCTTTATCAGTTTGTAGTTTAAGTAGTTTTTCTTTACAAACAAAAGGATGTAGACCTTTATTTAAAACAATCCTACTTAATGATTTTACTCTACCCACATTAGACACTTCATAAATTCCTTCGTGATTTTTAACTTCTTTCCAAATTTCCATAACAAAAAAAAACAATCCGTCAATGTTGCAGCATATCAGGATTGTTTAAATTAATATCTTTTATTTTCTAACTGCAATTAGATTTACAAATATAATCAAACTTTTTGTTATTTGGTTAATAAAATTTTATATATTTGTTGCAAAATATTATAATAAATGGCGTGGTCGTTATTTGGTAAAAAGAAAAATTCACCGCAAGGGTTTGCAGAAGTTCAGAATGATGGAGCTTGGTTAAGCTATTTCAATCAGTATTTACAAAATGCTAATGGCGATAGGTTAATTAAGTTTGATCAGAGCCGAGCTTATGAGTTGGCTAATACTATTGCTGAGATATTTATACCAATTGATGCTATTGCTGAAAGGGCAGCTAATATCAAATATGATATTATTGATACTACTACGAAAGAGATAATTGTACCAACTGGTAATTTAAAGAGAATTATTGACAGTCCTAATCCTTTGGAGAAATTCTCGGATATAATTTATCAAGATGTATTTAGTAAGTTGAGTGATGGGAATAGCTATGTTTACACTAAGACTGCTGAAAGCATTGTTAATCCTACTTATGACAACATAAGTAATATTTGGGTGTTGCGACCTAATTTAACAACTCCAATTTTAAGGAAGCAAATATCGAATCCATTTTTAATGAAAACCATTGGGGATTTGGTAGATTATTACAAGACTTTCTTTTTTTATGAGCATAAGTTACAACCGAGATATGTGTTACATAACACGGTGTTGGGGATAACTCAAACTGGTACTGGTAAAAGTCCATTGTTTGCTTGTGAGAAAAACATTAATAATATTTTGGCAGTTTATCAAGCGAGGTATAATGTGTATGCTAAGAATGGTAATGCTGGGATTTTGGCTAAAGCTCCAGTTGGTGGTGGTGGTGCTAGTCTGCAAGAAGCGATTGATCCGATTACTAGAGATACGATGCTTAAGGATTTGCAAGACAGAAATGGATTGACAGGAGATAAAAACTTTATCGGAATGTCGAGTGTGCCTTTGCAGTTCATTAAAACTTTGGGTACGATTAAGGAGTTAGAGCCATTTGATGAAACATTAGAGAACGCTATTAAGATTGCTGGGGTGTTTGGGGTTAATAAAGAGCTGATACCAAAGAAAGACAATGCTACTTTTAGTAATCAAATGATTGCAGAGAAAAGTTTTTGGCAAAATGTGGTTAAGGGTACGGCTTATGATGTAGCCAATTCATTGAACAAAATTTATTACTTACCAGACACTTGGTCTTTTGTTCCTAACTTTAGTGGTATTGAAGCATTGCAAGAGGATAAAAAGGCTGGATTTGAAGCTGATGGGTTGTTAATTGACAACTTAGACAAATTAAGAGCAAATGGTATTGATATGACAGAGGCATATTTAACAATTCAAGAGAGATACAATGGAAAATAAAATATTAGAATTTAAGGCACAAAGGGATTTGTTTAAAAATCCAGTTTCACTTGGTCTTGATGCAGAGAGAGCAAAGTTAGAGATAACTGCTGACAGAAAGGTAAAAGGATATGCTATTGTTTGGGGAAGCAAGAATGACTATAATGAAATTGTATTGAAAGGTGCGACTTTAAATAGTTTGAACGCTAGAGGTGTGGGGAGTGCGAGTGGCAATCCTATTTTGGTTTTGAACCAACACAGACAGACAGAGCCTTTATGCAGACCGACAATATTACAGGAAGATGATTACGGCTTATATTTTGAGGGAGATATAATTGATGGCGTAGGTTATGCAGACGAAGCGGTTAATCAAGTAGCGCAAGGAGTTTTAAGACAATTATCTTATGGCTTTAACTACATCTGGTCGCAAACAGAGTATGATGCTACAAACGATGCTTATATTTTAAAAGAAATAAAATTGGGAGAGATTTCACTTGTAACATTCTCTAGTGATGAAAATGCACAGTTAAGAAGTTTTAACCAATTACAAGAAAGAGCGGTGCTAGATAAGTTTAGTGCTGACCAAATTACGGATTTACATAATCTTTTAGCGACAAGAGCCGTGACGAACACTCCGATAGAAGAAAAGATTATAGAGGTTGATAAAGGAAAAGTAACACTATTTTAAAAAAAAAGAAAATGGAAACATTAAATTTAAGAAGTGCGCTAGAAAAAAATGGCGCAACATTGGATGAAAACCAATTGAAGTTCGTTTCGGCTATTGAAAACGAAATGAACGAAAGAGCAAAAAAACAAGAAGAAGCGTATTCAGCATCTTTATCAGAAGCGTTAAGAAGCGTACTTGGAGCTCAAGAGAAAAATGAGCAAGGACAAACAGTAACAATTGCAGATCAATTGAGAAATTTGGCAGAAGGCTTAGAGAAAGTTGAGAAAAACAATGTTAGACAATTGTCTAATGTAGAAAAATTCCAACTTCGTAAAATGGTAAAAGAGCAACACAAAGATATTTGTGAGGCTATCAGAAATGGAAATGACTTAGAGATTACTTTCAACGCAAAACGTGCTGCTGCAATTTATACTGCTGCTACTGCTGTTGCAAATGATACTGGTGTTTTATTGCCATTGAATGAGAACTTTGAGTTTGAAAGCGAAATTTCTAAAATTCGTTACCCAGAGAATTTCATCTTAGATGTAATCTCTAACAGACAAGTTGCAAGAGTTCCACAACAAATCATCAAAAACGAACAAGCTACTGCTGAGGGAGCTGTTGCTTTAGTTGCTGAGGGTGGTACTAAGCCATTAGTATCTGATACATTCTTGAGAACACTTACTTTGCGTAAGAAATATGCTGCTCACATTGAGTGGACTGAGGAGTTTGAAGTTGACAACGAATTGTTGTACAATGAAATCCTTATGATGTTTGAAGAAAAAGTAATCAGATTTTGGAATAACGGATTGATTGGAACAATTGTTTCAAATGGTACTGCTTACACTACTTCTGTAATGGATGACACTTTGGTTATTCCAGACAACGGACTTGCGGTTATTGCTGCACAATCTGTAATCAACGGAATGAACTTTAACGCTGATTTGGTTCTTATGCACCCAAGCGATATTGTAACTACAATGTTCACACAAGATACAGAGGGTAATTCAAGATTATTGCCTTATATGCAAAATGGTTCAATCAACGGAATGAGAGTTGTTTCTTCAAACGCAATTACTTTAGGTACTGCAATCGTTATGGATAGTTCAATCTACCGTGAAATGCACTCTGAATTTATCTTACGTTTTGGTACTTACAACGACCAATTCATCAAGAATCAAAAATCAGCAGTTGGGGAAGTTTATTCTATCTTAAGAGTGGCTAAAAACAACTTACCTGGAGCGATGGCATTTAGTCTTGCAACAGTAAGAGCTGCATTATTGAAACCGTAATTTTAAAACTCTAATATATGTCAAATTTTAGTATCAAAGAAGAAGAAGCAAAAATTGTAGGAACTGCTACATTCGATAAAGTATCAGATTACAAAGCAGTAGACTTAGATGGAAACACTTATTTACTACACAAAGTTCACGCTGATAAGTTAATCGCAAAAGGGTTAGCAAAATTGGCTAAGGATGTGAAAGTGAAAGAGAAAACTCCAGAAATGACTTCAACCGTAATAGAGAAATAATGATAATAAATGCTCAATACTTTCAGACTAAGGAATTATACATTCCAAATGCTGTTGCACAACCGAGTATCGGAAGTGTATTACCGACTGCGACGACACAGTTAGCTCAAGAGATTGAAAGTATTGAGCAATCATTGTTACTTGATATTTTAGGGTATGAACAACTACAAGAGTTAAATGCACAATTTGAACCGAATGGAGATTGGATAGCAACTCCTTTGCAAAAATGGGTTGACTTAGTTGATGGAAAAGATGATTGGAAAGGATTAAGATACACGATTGGTACAAAGAAAATTAGCTTAATTGCTTATTATGTTTTCTTTTATTATTTGGGTATGGATTTTCAAACATACTCTACAACTGGTATGCAAATACCTAAAGCGGAAAATTCAGTAATGAATGATCCGAGCGTTAAGCAAGTTTCAGTTTGGAACAAGTTTGTAATGATGTATGTAGGTAGAGGAATGAATAATAATGGCGACGTTTCAACAAGTTGGAATGGTCAGTTTATTAGTTTTGGCAACACAAATATAGGGAATGAAGTTACTTTGTATGAGTATTTAAGCACTAACAATGGTGTTTACGATATTAGTTACTTTAGAAACAAAACTCCTTTAAATTACTTTGGTTTATGATAGTTGTAGAAGAATTTTTGAATGGATTGTTTGAAAATTTGCCTTTAATAGATGGTTACACGACTATTTATAAATGGGGAAACAAGCAACATTTATTAAAACAACTAGAGTTATTTTCAAAGGAAGCCAGAACAATTTACCCTTTAATCTATCAAACATCAAACTCTAGTGTTCAAGGTAAAGATGAATGTGAAACGAAGTTGACACTTGTTTTAGCTTGTCAGAATACAAATGTAGATTTGACAAATGAGCAAAGATGGATGTTGAGTTACAAGAACATACTTTACCCTTTGGTAGAGAATATTGAAAGTATATTTAGAAGAAGCGGTAGCGTAACGTGGACTAATAGTTATACAATAACCGAGTTTCCAAATTACGGAAACGGAGAGGAAAATTTTACTATTGACAAGTGGGATGCTATCTTATTAGAAACAACAATTAAAATAACCAACGTGCAAACGTGTAATTAAAAAACAATATGGCAATTATAACAGGTGTGGATTGTACCACAAGCAGATTTGGCAGCGGATTAGAAGCGTGTCAAGCAATTGAAGGATTACCAAACGGTGTAATCTTAGTTCCAAAAGGATGGTCTTTAGAGAAAGCGACAGACACTTTCGACAAGGCTTATGTTCAAGAGCAATGTCAACTAGGGAATTTCATTCCATTAGTAGGTTGTTTTGAAATGGTATCTGAAACTCCAGATGCTACAACGCAAGAAAGTCAATCAGGACTTATGGAAGTAGTAAGACAAGGGAAACCAACTTTTACCGCTACATTCAAACAAGGATTAGCTTTCCAAAAGATTGCTTACTCTTACAACTCTTACCAACAATACGATACATTGATTACTTACGAAACTGGGTATATCAAATGTGCTGAAAGTGTTGATGGTACGCAAATCAAAGGGTTGACAACTGGTATGTTAAACACTAATGGTTATACTGAAAACAATGGTACTACTTCTGCTTCAACTATCTTGAAGTTTCAAGTTACAAATCCATTTGAGTACAATCAATATGTAAACCTTTTAACTGATTTGGATTTTGATCCAAACTCTGAGTTGTTCGGTATTACTGATGTAAACATTGTAGGTCGTGCAGATGCTTCTGAGGCTAAAGTTTATATCAAACCAACTTGGAAATGGAATGACTTGTTTACAATTACAGGATTGGCTGCTGCTAACTTAAGACTTACAGTTGGTGGGGTTACTAATGCAATTGTAGGAGCTATTACTTACAACGCAACTACTAAAGAGTATGCTATTACTCCAACGGCTACTTTGGTTGCTGCTGATGTAGTAACAGTAACTTTAGCTGATGGAGCTGTTAATACTGCTAAGGTTGGTAACAAATTTTATAGCGGTACTACTGGAAATGTAGTAACGGTAGCATAAGTTTAGCGACTTAAGTATTTGGGTAGAAAAAGGTGTGCGATTTTGTACGCCTTTTTTTATATCTTTACATAAAAATAAATAAAATAGAGATGACAATTTTCAACATAGAATTATTTGGAGCTGATGCGGATTGGTTTTGTAATTTAACCAAATCGGAGCAATTTGCGTGGATTAAGGCTAATACTAATCAAGTTAATGATGATTTGATTAATGATTTTTTAAGCACTCCTTTAAAGAACAAAAAGGAATATTGTTTTACTTGTAGAGATAACAAACAAAGAGTATCAATTGCTAAAATTGTAGAAGATGGGAATATCAGCAAAGGAAATGAGCAACAGGTTACGCAAGTTGACAGAGCCGAAGTTAATGAGCATAGAGGAAAAAGAAATAAGAAAAAATGAAACTATATTACTTCAATATAAAAGATTTGATTTTATAATTGGAGATATTTGGGGAGATGGAACTAGATTTTCTTATGCAAGTCCAGAGTATCAAGAATATAAATTTGGCAAAAACCCATCAGCAAAAGGAGATGTAGATTTAATTAATGAGGGAGATTTTATTAATAGTTTCTTTTTACAAGCACCATTACAAAACAAGTTATTATTTGGAGCAAGTGATTATAAAGCAACAAAATTAATGTCTAAGTATGGAGATGAAATATTTAGTATTAATAACAATAGATTTCAGATATTTCTTAAAAAACACGTTCTAGAATCATTTACAAAGGCAATTAAGCAAGAATTAGGACAATAGATGGCAAAGCACAATTCGATAGAAAATATACCCGCAAAACTGTTCTTTGACGTTTTACAGAGCAAAGATTACTCATTACTTGTGTCAACGGAAGAAAATGAAGACTTAGAGGGTGTTTTTTCCACAATATACGACGATTTCTTTGTAAAATCGGACAATACAGAGGCAAAAAGGTACATAGAATTAACTTTTAATGTGAATTTGCTATCTTATAAGATTGAAACTATAAAGCAAGTGATGCACTTCTTGTATTATAATCCAGTTACAGATGAAATGAAAGAGAAATTAACGACTGCTTTAAAGAATGGGTGCTGTATTTATTACGATAAAGATGCAGAGTGGGGAGAAGAAGTGTTAAGAATATTACAAGTTGAGTGCGGTGTTATTGAAAACGATTTGACAATGGCTACTTTGGAGTTGCAAAAGTATTTTGGCAAAGATACTGGAGGTAAGTTTGACTTCTTTAAAAATATAGTTTCTTTGAGTAACATTCATAATAGGAATATTGACGAAACAATTACTTTAGCAATGTATATTGCAATTGAAAATTCGGGTAAAAGTATAATTAAAATACAAAGGAATAATGGCAAATGATGGTTTTATAGAGTTTTTAACTCCTGATGCACTAGCGCAATTAAAAGAGGCTAGTGCAATAGTTGATAAATTAGTTCCTCAAATTGAGAAAATTAAAAATTTTAAACCACCTACAACTCCAAGTGGAGCGGATAGTGCTGCAAAGCAAATGATTGCTGATTTAAAAGCACAAGAACAAGCTATAAAACAAGCTACAAATGCTTTAATTCAAGAGGAAAAAGTAAAACAACAAGTATTAGCAACGGAAATAAAACAATCTAATGCTATAAAGGCTAATATTGCTCAAAGAGAAGCTCAAAGAAAAGCAAGTGTAGCGCAACAACAAGCAGATGAAAAGGCTGCTAAATCTGCTGAAAGAAGCGCATTAGCAAACCAAAGACTTAACGATGCTTACGGAAAATTAAACGCAAGTAGAAATCAAGCGGCTAGAACATTACAAAACCTTATTGCTAGTGAAACAGCATCAAACGCTGAAATAAGAAAAGCGCAAAGAGAGTTTGATATTTTAGATGGTAAAGTAAAAAAGGCGGATAAAGCAGTAGGCAACTTCTCACGAAATGTAGGTAATTACGGAAGTGCATTATCAGGAGTAACTCAACTTATGGGTGCTTTTGGTATTGCTACTGGATTAGCATTAGGAGCTGATATTGTTAAAAATATATACGAAACAACAAAACAACTTCAAAGTTTAGATTTGGCTTTGAAAATGGTTTCTGAAACTCAAGAAATTTATGGCGCAAATATAAATTTTGTAAAGAATATTTCTGAAAAATGGGGGATTGAAATAAAAGGACTTACAGAGCAGTTTACACAATTCTATGTAAATGCAAAAGGAAAATTATCTGAAACTGATATTAAGAAAACATTTGAGGGTATTGCAAAAGCTGGCTCGTTAATGGGTATTAGTATTGACAAGCAAAATGATGCCTTTTATGCTTTTAACCAAATGTTATCTAAGGGTACAGTACAAGCAGAAGAATTAAAAAAGCAGTTAGGTAACGCATTGCCAGGAGCGATTAAAGCTGCAACAATGGCTTACCAAGAGCTAAACCCTAACTTGAAAGTTACAGAGCAAATGATGCTCGACCAAATGAAAGCGGGTAATCTTGTTTCTACTGAAATGGTACCAGCTATTATTCGTGCTTATCAAAAGTTATACGGAATTGAAAACGTAACAGGAATTGAAACTTTAATATCTAAGCAAAATAGACTATCAAATAGTTGGACTGAAATGGTTGCTGCTATGAGTGCATCTAATTCATTAACAATAGCTGGTCGTACATTGTCAGGAATGACTATTTTAGCACAAGGTTTTTTAGATGTTTTAACTAAAGTATTATCTACACAAGAGCAAATAAACAAACAATCAATGTCTATTGATTTTACAGTAGGTCAAACTGCTGCTCAAGAAGATGTTGATGCTTTTGGAGGTAACACAAAAGAATCTCAAATAACTTATGCTAAAGACTTATTAAAAAGCGATATTGAAGAATATAACTTTTTAGTTAAAAAATATAATAAGTTAAATAAAGAACTTTCAGAAAGTAATTTCCCGCTTTTTCAATATAATTTAAAAGCTGAAATAGAGGGAGTATCAAAATCTATGGGTTATTTTCAAGGAAGAATTAATGCTTTGAGAGAAAATATAAACCCAACCGTTTCTCCTACAACTCCTGATGATGGTGGCGATAAAGACAAAAAACAAAAAGAAAGAATAAGGCTTAATTACGAGGAAGTAGAATCTTTATATAATCTTAGAATTGCAAAACTAAAAGAACAACAAGTTTTGCAGAAAGAAATTACTGATAATCAAGATGCTCCAGATTATACTAGATTGGAAGCTAGAAAAGAGTATTCAAGATTGGCAGTTGAAATATTGGATGAACAATATAGAAAAGAAACTGCAATATCTAAGTTAAAATTAAAAGAAGATTTAGACAGAGCTAATGAGATTTATTTAAAAAATAAAAAAAATGGATATGACGATGTTCAAAATAGTGAAGAATACGCAAAAGCAATTAAAGACATTAATGACAGATACAATAATGAAACTCAATTAGCCGATATAAACCATAGCAGAGCGTGGAAAAATTTAATGTATGAAGATGCTGATTTTAATGAAAAAATAAGAAAAGCAACTTTTGATAAAGAGGAAAAATTAAGAAAGAAAACGCTTGAAGAAGTTAGAAAATTAAACGAACAGATAAATAAATCTGAACAAGATAAATATTTAAGAATTTCTAATGATGAAAGCAAAACTTTAAAAACTAGACAAGCAGCATTTGAAGAATATCAAAATTTAGTATTAGAACAAATAAATTTAGACCAACAAGCAGATTTAGCAAGAGCAACTCCAGAAGAATATGATGGAATAATTTTTAAATACAAAGAATTAGCAAATGCAATAAAAGGATTAGAAAGTCCATTAGACGTTGCTAATGAAAAAATGAAAGATTTTTTAAGAGATAGTTCATTAGATACTTTAAATAAAGGATTAGATGATTTAGGAATGTCCTCTTTAAAAGTATTTTTAGATTTAGACCAAAACGGACAAAGCACATTTGATAAATTATTAGAGGGAGCTAAAAATTGGAAAGAAGAAATGGCTGTTACTTTTCAAGCAGTTGGAGATATAGCTCAAGATATTTTCAATAAAATGTTTGAAAATTCTAATAGAAGATTTGAAAATGAAAAAGCTAATTTAGAACAAGAAACTAATATAGCATTAGCATTTGCTGGGGATTCAGATACAGCTAAAGCAGAAATTGAAAGACAAGCCGAGCAAAGACGAAAAGAGATAGCAAGACGAGAATTTAAAGCTAAAAAAGAACAAGCTATTTTTAATATAGCATTAGATACAGCACAAGCAGTTATGTCAACTTATGCACGTTTAGGATTCCCAATTGGATTACCCTTAGCGATTGTTATGGGAGCTATTGGACTTGCTCAGATAGCTTTAGTAAGTTCTCAACAAGTACCAGCATACAAAGATGGAACGGAGAACCACGGTGGTGGAGCAATGCTTGTAAATGATGGTAGTGGTTCAAACTACAAAGAAACAATACAAACGCCTGATGGTAAGATTTACCAACCTAAAGAGCGTAATGTAATAATGAACGCACCAAAAGGCACTAAGGTATTTACTCACGACCAATGGCAACGTAATTTAGACAATATATTAACTAGCAATAGTATTGGTTACGCACAGCCTAATGTTGTTGTAAATAGCGGTATGAGCGATTCACAAGTAGATAGGATTGTAAGCACAATACAAAATAAACAAGAGGCAATTTTAAATATTGACAAAAACGGTTGGAATACAAGTGTTCGTAATGGACATAGTACAAAAGAGATATTAAATAACCAAGTAACATTCGGTAGATAATGGCGCACCCATACGATGATAATGGATTTAGACACTATTTAAAGTTTTGCGACTTTGATATGGATTGGTATGAAATAGCAGAGCCCGTTGGTTTTGATGGTGCTAAATACGTTAAGAAGCAATTGCCAAATAGATGGACTAGAGATGTAGAGTATTTTGCTATTGATGGGTTAACATTCCCTGATGCGTTTGGCGATATATTAGTTGCTCCTAGAGTTTACACACCACAAGGCGATACTTCTAATTATATGGATTATGGTTTTCGTTTTTTAATGGAAAACAGACGATTGAAAGGAAGTGAAATGAAAGTAGGCTATAAGATTAGCCGAAACGGAGTTGATTTTAGAGAGTTTGAATTAGACAATAGAGATGAAGATTTAACCGATGGACTTACTTACTACAAATGTAAGTTAGTTGAAATAGGATTAGTAGCAGACCATTTCAGAAACTTAAAAAATACTTTTGATGCTTTTAGCGATAAGAATTTTAAAGACGAAACTATTACACCGATTAATAGTTTTAATTATTTAATTAAAGCAACACCTTTAAATTTAACTAGCATTTTTAAAATGCCTAATAACTTTTCATTTGATGTAATTAATAGTCCGTGGTTTGGAGCAGCAACAGGTATAAATCCAAGTCAACAAATTACAGAAAGCGGAGTTAATAATACTTTAGGGTGGCTACTTCCTCAAATAAATACCAATACATTTTCAGATTTTGAGAATTTTGCTTTAATGGTGGCAGTTAAAGATACTAATAATGTTAAAGTATCAATTGATATTGATATGGATTATGAATTTTTAAATGGAGGTGGTTCTTTAACAGGTAATGGTAGAATTCAATTTTTAATGTACGTTGGAACAACTGCAAATTTAAGCACTTTTGTAACGCAATTTTATGCAAAGTCAGTTGGAGCAAGTGAAAATGAAAGTGGCACAATAAAACAAATTTTTACTTTTGAAATAAACGAAGTCCCAGTAGGTCAAAAGATTTTTCTATTTCATTACATAGAGGGTGTAGGAGATAGAAGAATCAAAGGATTATTTAGGAAACACGAAATTACTTTAGAGGTAGTTGAAACAGACTTAGATATTGTTTGTCCCGCAGTTCGTTATATTGATTTAATAAAACAAGGCGGTAAATTTGTAAATAATTTGCCAGTAGTTGCACCTAGATTTGATATAGGAGGACAGTTTTATAGTCAAGCAGTATTTAGTCGTTCACTACTTGAGCAAAGAAAAGAAATGTACTCAACTAATGAAGATTTAATACAATCCTTGCAAGAGGTTTGTGCAGATGCAGAAATATCAAAAGATAATATTGATATTAGACAACATCAAGACTTTTATCAAAATAATGAAATAGCTTCTTTTCTAGTAATTCCTAGCGAGGACTATACAGAGCCTTATGATGAATATTATTTAATTAATAACTTCAATTTTGGTTATAAGAATTTTGAGCAAGATAGGACTACTAAAAATACTGTAAAATCATTTCACACAAGCTCCGAATGGTTGCCAAAGAATGAACGTTCTGATAAAAATAAGAAAATTGAAAACGAATTAATACGCGATCCGTTCTTAAAACAGACTACATTTAATTTAGCAATTAAAAACCCTAGTACTTCAACCGAAAAAGACGAAAAGTTGTTTATTGAGGATATGGTTACACTTGCTCCAAATAGTTCAAATGAGTTTGTAAGGACTTTATTAATGCGTTGGCAAGATGGCAAACTAGAAATATTAAATAGAAATACACTAGGCACTAATGAAGATGCTATACTTAATTGGAATAACTTAGGTTTAGCAGTTGGAGCAAGTTTTATTATATTGTCAGGTGCAAATGTTGGAAACTATACAATATTTTCTATTAATACTGCTGGAACTACTTTAACATTAACACCAATAGGTTCAATAAGTCAAGCAAGCGGAAACTACACAATAAGAATAAAACACTTTTATTCTAACGTACTTTGGCAAACAAGAATAGGAGAGGGATTTACTAAATTTGAAAAAGGTTATTCAAATCAGTTTTACACAATAAAACGTAATATGAAGTATTGGTATTACTATTTGGGTACTGCTACAATGTATTGTAAAAAAGATATTAAAAACTCGTTCTTTAAAAACTTTGGTAAATTAGAAACGCAATTAGATAGTGAAACAACTCCAGTTATTGAAGATGCAACGATATTATATGCTGATTTGCCTAATCCTTTAGTTGAGCCAATAACAATTAAAGCAAAGATAGTAGCACAATATGAAGATGTATTACAGTATTTAGAGAATTATAGAACGATAAAGGGTTTTGTAAGGTTATTTACACCAACTGGAAAAGTAGTTAAAGTTTACCCTAAAGACTTCCAATATACGCTATCATCAAGTGAGGCAGTTATACAAGGAGAAAAGAAATACGAAACACAATACTTGAAAATTGATATAGTTGGAAATATTGTAAATGTAGATGATGCGCCTTATGATTTACAAGGTGTAGCCGAGTGGTTTAGAACGCAAAATGACTTCATTCAGTTGTACGATAAAAAAAGCAATCCTTTGAGTAATTTTTATCGATATGATTTTGTACTTTTGAACGATGTAAAATATAATTCTATAACAGAATTAGTTATCCAATTAAACTTAGTAGAATGGACTTAGGATTTGTCAGACTATATTTAAACGACTTTCAAAGCGCATTAAAAGGCGATGACAGTAATGATGTGCGTATCGCTAAGTATGCTTATATCCAATTGTTGCCGTGTGGTGTGATTAGTCAATTTAGTAGATGCAAAGATGGCGTTTCATTTGTAGGAGGTATAAAAGTTGAGCTTATTGATTCTTGCGAAACAGTTTTAGAAAATGTAACGGATTTCTTTGCCTACGATACTTTCATTCAAGATGGACTTTCGCAAATTAATTGGGAGTTTGGTAAAGTAGGCAAAGATTATTATTACAAGCCTTTGTTTTTAAAGATAACAGATTTGATAAACAATAATGTTTATTACTCTAGTAGGTTTTTAATGACAAATATGGATAGTGAGTTAAGCACTAACTTTGTTTATACAGAGAACACTCGTTTCAGAGGCATACCATACGATATAAAGCCTTTTTATCAACAAGTAAGGTTCTATAAGTGTTTCTATAAAGATTCAGCTAATACGTCTAATTTAAAAGAATACACTCAAACAAGTGGGCGTATTATGAATTACAGAAATATAACTACTTTCATTAAGTCGTTTACATTTGACAAATTAGATATTGCCATTGATAATAGAATGAATGAAATGTTTGCTCATTCAGTTGTGTATGCTAATGATGAAAGAATTAAATTACAGTCTTACGAAAGCAAAGAGGTTATTGGCGATACGAATTGGAAGTCAGCGATATTCAAAGTAAACCCACAAGAGCAGTATTATACTTTAAGTTATCAATTATTAGAGCCTCTAAAATTAGATTTGTTTACTCCTGGTGGTTATTATACTACTATTTCATTCCCTAATGACATTGTAGGTGTTTTTAATAATACAGTTACTTTAGGAATTGGAACTTTAAAAATATTTGATAATTTTAATGCATTAATTGTTACTTTTACACAAGTAGATATAGTATTAGTTGGAAATACATTTACAATTGATAATAGTGCATTTGTAAAAACTTTAAAGAATTACTACATTACTATTTCTGATGGTTTATTTAAAGGCTTAGGATGTAATAGTTTTAGCATTAAAAACATAACTGATTGGACTTTTGAAATAGGAGCTGGAGAATATGATTCAGCAGATTACGATACAACAAACGATTATACATAAGATATGAGTACAAAAACACAAATAACAACCGCAATTAACGCTAAAATTAGGAATAAAACTCCTTTAGTAGTAAAAGTAGAACACGCTGATGTTGAGCAATTAATAACAGATGAAATGTTCCCAGCTCCCGTTAAGGTTGAATGGAATGGGACAACTTCAATTGCCCCGACAACAGATATTATTTGTAGCGGTTCTTTAAGCTCACCAGATAATATTTTGTTTACTGTTTACTTTTGGAAGCAAGGAAATGATGTTTATTTTAACGGAATAATGCAGAGTTTAAGTAGCAATTTTTCATTAGATGGGTTGTTGCTGATAGAGTTTGATACTGATTTATACAAACCTTTAGTTACGTCAAAAGTAAAAGTAAATATTGTAAATAGTTTTAATCAAGTGGGAAAACAAATAGTAACCGTTCAAGATACTGGCTTATTAATTACTAACGGTCTGCCTCCACAAGTTTCAAATGCATCAACAAATTGGATTTTTAACGGAAATTATAAAGTAGCAAATTAATTATTATGGCAATTCAAGGTATATTAACACAAGAACAAACTGCAAGGTCGTCTGAAAACATTTTCAATCCATTCTTGACTTTAGATAGTCCACATACTTACTCTATTAGTGATGGTGTTGGAGTAGCTGAAATATCAAATACAGATGAATTTTTCCTAACGGGCCAAGGATGTATGAAAGTTAGGTTTTTAATAGCTGGGGATAATATAGCATTTAACGCTCAAGATAATACAAACTCAGTTATAAAAAGTACGGGATTACATTATATTCAATTTGCGGTTTATAAGAACAATCCTACTGCTGATGTAAATTTGACTGTTAGCGTATTTATAAATGACGTTTTAACATCATCAAGAACAATAGCTCAAAACTTATATAATGCAAGTGGTTTTATAGATGATAATTGGAATATTTATCATCAAACATTCACAGCTAATGAAGGTGATATAGTTTCTTTAAATTGGTCGGCTGATAGCGATGATGATACAGCAATTATTTATTTAGACAACTTCAAACTAGAGCGTTCAAATCAAAGTTTAATAGCACCTACAATATATACTAACCCTTCCTTTTTGCCCACAAAATACACTAAGGTATATGACTTTGATAATACACAAGTGCTAGATGAAGATATAGAAACCAACTTTATATTTTCAGCAACTAGAGAAAGTAATTGCGGGACTATCTTATTAAACACAGCAATTACTCCACAAACACTAAATTCTTTCTTTGAAATACAAGCTAACTTTTTGGCATTAGTTCCTAGTGGGACAAATATACATATCGATGCAGTTTTATTAATTAATGGTGTTAATTACTTAGGACAAACGGTTTATTTAAACAAAGTTGCAACAGATAGTCAGTATGGAAACATAACTTTTTCTTTACCAGTAAATCAAGAGTTTTTAGATAACGATGGAGTTGTAACGCTAACTGCTAGAGGTAATGATATTACTATTTCAAGACGAAGTTTAACGGTTAAAGAGGAATCAAATTTTAATTAAAAGCTATGTTTGTAATACAAAAAACAATAACGGGGAATTTTTACCATATCTATAATAATCAAAGCACGAAAGTAAACGTTTCAGACTTTGATGTTGTTTTAGACGATGTTGCTTTAACTTTTATTATTCAATGCAAGAACGGAAGTAATATCCCTAGTCAAGCTATATCAATTAGTTTAATACAAGTTATTGATTTAAGCGTTGGCACTTCTCCAATAGCATTTAGTGGAGTTGATGGATTGATACTTTTATTAAAATCTATATCTTACACTCCTTACTTACAGTCTTTAATTGTAACAACTCCTGTTACAGTTTATAGAGTAGGGCAAGTAGGAGTTTTTACAATGACACCTACACAATTTACAGATAACTTTAATGGTACTGGATTAGGACAAAGTGCAATGTTAGGGTGGGCTTTAAGAAACGGAAACAACGGAACAAAAAACCAATTAGGTAAATTCTCACTAAATAAAGGCGTTGCTCCTTATGATGTTATAGGTAATATTGGAGGGTATGAAGATTCTATAATTGTTGCTCATAAACACGGACAAAGGTCAAGTAGTACTACAAATAATGATGCAAAGCACGTTAAAATAGGATTTACGGGTACAGATACAGGACTTTATCAGCAAACTCCAGATAGTATGGCTACAAATAAAGTCCAAGTTACAACAGAAGAAGTAGGGATAAGTGGTGTAGGTAAAAATATGCCTCCTTACTTAATTGATGTTTGGGTTGAAAGAGTTACTGACTTAGTTATAAATGTAGGTCAAGGAGGCGGTGGTGGTGGAGCAGTAGATTCTGTTAACGGTCAAACTGGAGATGTTTATATTCCTTTAGACTACTTACCATTAGCGGGTGGAACAATGGAAGCGGGTGCAGATATTAACTTTGATAACGGTACTAAAATTAGTGAGGGCGTTGTTGATGCGGGAACGGGTGGAAACAAAGGTATTGCTTTAACGTGTGCCGTTGGTTACGAGTGGAAATGGGAAGCGGGAGAGGCATATTTAACTAATCTTAGTGGCAATCAAATCGATTCAAAGCAATACGCACGGAGTGTACCAACACCAACAGACGATGACACTAAAGGATTCTATGCGGGTAGTGAATGGTTTACTTTAACAGGAGGTAGATACCATTGTGATGATGCTACAACAGATGATGCGGTTTGGCAGTTGGTTGATAACACCCCTAATTTGCAACAAGTATTAACACTTGGGGATAGGATATTTAAAGTTGAATCAGGTAACTACACTATTGAAGCGGAGGATATTTATTCTTATGTAGCAATGAAAGAAACAAATCCAGGCGATGGAACTTTTATAAATATAGACAGCACAATTTTTAACAAAGCAGATTCAGTTTGTTTATTTTCTATATTTGAGGGGAATGGTATTCTTAGGTGTTCAGGTGGGGAAGTAATGAATTACAATGGACTACAAGACGTAACGGAAATTTTTTACAGTCAGGGTGATGTTATTAGTATAAAAAATCTTGAAGGGAGTGGTTTTTACTACGTTGATATAGTTAATAAGTCAAGCGGTGGCGTAACTTCAGTTGGTTTAACAATGCCATCTGCTTTTATGGTAACAAATAGCCCTATAACATCAAGTGGCGATATAGCTGTAACTGGTGCGGGAGCAGTATCGCAATACGTTCGTGGCGATGGTACTTTGGCTAACTTTCCAACTTCAAGCGGTGGCGGTTCATCATTATCATTTTATCTTAATGGTTCAGTTTCACAAGGCACAATCGGTGGCGTTGCATTTAGAGAAATGGACAGAACACCAATTTTAGGTGCGGGTACTGATTTTACAATAAATGCAAATGGTTATATTCAGTCATTTATTACAGATGCAGGAGTACCTAATTTATTAGAGATACCCGCTGGAAATTGGAATTTTGAAACCTATTTTAGTGCTTCAAGTGGTGGAGGTTCGCCATCATTTTACGTTGAGTTATACAAATGGGATGGAACTACTTTATCTTTAATAGCTTCTAATTCAGCAACGCCTGAAGCGATAACAGGAGGCACAACTATAGATTTATATGTAAGTGCTTTAGCAGTTCCACAAACTACTTTATTAGTAACGGACAGACTAGCAGTAAGGATTTACGTTACACATAGTGGAAGAACTATTACACTACATACAGAGGATAATCATCTTTGTCAAGTAATAACAACCTTTTCAACTGGACTTACTGCATTAAATGGACTTACAGCACAAGTTCAAAA